GTATGTACTGTATCGTAAAATGAAAAGAGGCCCCTATTTAGTAATAAGTAAGTACTTACTACTAAAGAATACCTATATTATTTATATACCTATATATACAGTATATATAATAAAAATAGGCCGGATACCATATCAGGTACCCGACCTATCTATATATCACTTCACTATATCAGGATGCGCTATCCATCGCGCCCGGTACGTATTGTATCACCACGAAAAACCGTTGCTCATTCGAGTATACTAGTGCAAACGATTGCGCGGTATCCCAAGTGACGCACTCGATTGTGCTGATAAGTTTGCTTTTTTGAATTCCGGTTCCTGAATTGATATCGCGCTGATATATATGGACTTGGTACATGGTAATTCCCTCGGGTTAAGTGTACTGTTAGCCTATGGTCTTACGGATTGACTCGGTCACACTATCTTGCAATTCCTGCATGACGCCGCGCTCCAATTCGAGCCGCACCGAAAACAATTCCTTCCAAGAGAGATTGAATTCCGCCGTCATCATAAACATTGACTCCTCATGACAGATTCCAGCTTGACGCAATTTATCGTAATGGTTGATAGCTTGACGAACACGCATCGGAACATATCGGTTTGACATATAGACTCCCGCCCATAGGGCATTGATTGAGGATTAAGAAGGGAGCCCGATACCGCACCGGGCTCCCATGTTATCAGGCGCGCTCACTCTTGCGAGTCAAGCCGTCCCTCAATTTGCGCCATGCGCGCATCGAGTTTGCGCAAGATATCGGCAAGACTCGGTTCAACGGATTCGGTTGACTTGGCCTTAGCCTTAGCGGGAGCCTTAGCCTTAGCGGCGGGAGTGTTTTGCACTTCATCCGCTGAAAAGCGTCCGATGACCTTCTCTCGTGCTGCAACGCTTGTGTCCCCCATTGCCGCAAGTTTTTTCTTGGCACCCTCAAGTATTCCCTGCACAAGCAATTCCTCAAGGTGTATCAGGTTAGCGGCAGTAATGCCTGAGAGAATTGGGTAGGTTTTATCCCCCACAATTACTGAGACTGTCAAGGTAGGGTTGCGTTTCCGTCCTGTCCTTGGATCGACCGATCCCTCTTGGATTGACTGAGTGAATTGGAACCCGTTTTTCAGTTTTACGATATCCATTGCTATCTCCTGCCCACTTAGGGCTTTTCTGTGAGAACCGTTCCCACACTTAGACAATCTCACACTTACTTTCCGAATACACTCTTTTTTTTCGTGGTTTTTTATTTTGAAAGAATTTTTCAAACTGTTGCGCCAGGAAATCAGTGTTAACAATCGTTAACAATCCTCCATTGTCTATTACTATAGAGTCAATGCGTCATGCGCGAGTGATATATATCAGAAGTGATATACTCGAAGTGATATATAAAAGTGATATAACAAAAGTGATATATAAAAGTGATATACACCATATATCATATCACACCGTATATCACACTCTATATCACCGACCTATATCACCTAGCTGATATACACTATATATCACGCTACTCCTGCTACGTAGCATACTACATATAGTAGGTAGGTATATATATCATGGTATATATAAAATACTCCCCCCGTAGAGTAGGGGTAGGGTAGGGGGGGTACCATACTTTGAGTATTGTATTTGTGGGGGCAACCCCATCCACGAATTTTTAACACCTATTCTAGAAACATTAACAACTATATAGAAACCCCTTATTCCCTTCCTTTTCGGGTTGTATGTTATTAATATCATTGGGGGGAATGAACCGGATTAACCTAACTATATAATGACTCTATGACACTAATAGAATTAGAATCTCTTTCAGTTTCTGGAATTTGGGCGTTAGCTAACCCTGTTGACAAGAAGATTTTTATCAGCTATAGTAATAATATTTTGTCTTCTCTATCTAGAAACATATCCGAAATTTTGGATAATTCACATTCTTGTAGACAGCTAATCCCCGACTATAATAAGTTGGAATTAATGATTCTAGAAACACCTATTCCGAGTAATCAGTTAAAAGTAAAATCGGGGCATTACATGGATCACTACAAAGATAACGGGTGGAGTCTATACAATGCTAATCCTCCCGTTAAATACACCGTTAAAACCCTTATAGCTAAAGATTGTAAGGCTCATGTAGTCCTAGTCAATAAACGAAACGATAAGCTTGTAGTCGGTGTTTTTGATACAATACACGAAGCTGATGAGTTTACCTCATCTGCTTATCCCAACAATACCGTAACAACAATAATATATTCACAAAATTCTTTATCAAAAGAATTTCTTCGTAAGAAGGTATAGTTGTATGGGTATGTATGGTGATGTGTATGGATATGTAGTAAGGGAATTGCGAAAGCCAAAAAAAGATTTTTGTCTTTCTATAGGCATGAGTGGTAGTTTTGTGTGAGGTATATATGTGGAAAGATGTAACTGTTGGAATTATTAGTGTAATGGTAATTATTATATTAGCATTACATATACATCTTTTAATTAAAGAAGGGAAAGGAAGCGATGAATAGAGGTATGCTTAAACGATTAACTGAAGTTGTCGGTATGTCAACTCGTAATATCGGCGACTCGCTGTTTGAAGCTCGTCGTAGTTGATGCGTAAGAACCATCAGGCTCACTTACGAGCAACTTAGTTATAGTTGTTAAATTTCAGTAACTATAGGAGATTATTATGGAATTAGTGATTTTTATGATTTTTGTAGTGTTAGGATACTTCTTTTTTGATACAATGCATAGGTTAGATAGTAGAAATTCTAATGAAGTGGTTAAAAAATGTCACGAAGTTGACGAAATTCACGATTGGACCTATCATTCCGTAACAAAAAAATTAACCTGTACAAAATGTAACTTTGAGGCATTTTCAGAATGAATCCACTAAATAAAAGAATTTTTAGAATTGATAAAGCTATGAGAGTAAATAATTCTTTTTCAAGAATACATAGTATATATAAAGATCTAAGGTATTGGGAATGGATGTACCTTGAAGATGAAAAAAATAATATGGTTTGGACTGCTGTTCTTGATTCAAAAACTACTGTTTTTTATCATTACGATGTTTCTAAAACATTAAATATTCCACTTAAACAAGGAAGAACTCGCCATGGAAAAAAATGATAGACTTTGTAAACAATGTATGTTGTTAAAAGTTAGAATCGAATCAGGTAAGTATCCTGACGGTAAGAATAAACGTTATACAGACGAATCTGGTAAGTTATGGAACGGGTCTGTTTGTCCTGACTGTAATGTTTCTAGATCTCATAATAATATGAGTAAGCTAAGAGCTAAACGAAAAGAAGTGAGAAGTGTATAATGGAGTTTCTTGTAACTTGGCTAGTATCATTAATACTTTTTATGGTAGTTCCATTTAAAATTGTTCCGCCAGAAGTGGACCCATATTATAATGAATTTATAGAAATTGTACAAAAAGAATGCCCTAAAATTAAACAACCAATGCAGTTTGGTATTTACTTTAAAAGATTAAAAAACGAAGAAGTAGGGCTTTGTACTTTATACACATTTAAACGTAAGATTGAAATTGATGAGTTTTTTTGGGTAAATTCTGATAATAGAACTAGACGGCAGCTTGTATTTCATGAATTAACACATTGTATTCTAGAAACACATCACGTTGAAGATATACAAAACTATATGTATCCGTATATGGTGTACGTCCCCGAAGAACAGTTAGCGGATCAAGTAAAACAAGTAGCTAAAGATTATTGTAATTAATATTTCCAACGTCTTACTTTGTCATCTCTAAGATCTACATGTAAGAAGTTATTAGCAACACCAATTGACTTAAAATGCTTCTCTGCAAAGGGAATTGTTACTGGCACAATTAAACTAGAAACAGAAATATCCGCAGCATCGCCTAATTCATGGGTACTTTTTTTGGCTACTACTGTAGATACTCCGCTGTTACGAATAGCTTCTTGATGTTTAGAACACCTAAACCCAGAATTAATTCTAATGGGACTATTAACCTCAAGACGCATTTTAGTAAGGCGATCTATTAATTCAACCGCAATTCTTTGACCTATGCACTCTTTATTAGTGCATTTGCACTCAAATTCTTTTGTTTTAAACCAGTTATTCATCCAAAGATTTTCACCTTTGTTCCAAATATAGTAACCATTTTCTATTTTAATTTCATTATTCATATAATAAGTTGTTAACAACTATATATAGTAAGGTGATTATGTCAATGCCAACCGCCACATTTAAGGCAAATAATTACAGTGGCTTACGACACATCGCTTTAACTGTTTAACAAGGAATGTTATGAAAGAATATATTAAGTATGTCCCTATTGGTCTTTTTGTTGCCTTTTGTGTAAAAGGGCTAGTAGTTGGTGTCAGTGTGTCTGAAGCACCATCACTTGCTATTGTTGCACTTTTTTCTGCTTATCTTGTACATAGAGATGAGGAAAAACAGCTTAAAGCTATTAGTGAAAGACTAAGTGTTCTTGAAAAACAAAATGAAAATAAAACAAAAGAAATGGAAGAATTACGTTCTCACGTTTCAACTCTAAAGCTAGGACAGCAAATGCGTTCTGCTGTTAAATTCTAATGGACTCAATTGATAAAATGTTAGAACAGATTAAAGACTTTGCTTCTCTGCAAAAATACGCAGAAGCTCAGTATAAAACTATTCTATCATTATCACGTAGAGTAAAAGTATTAGAAGAAGAAAATGTTGAGTTAAAAGATTTATTAGAAAAATCAACTCCAGTATTAAATGAAGAAAAGAAAAATTTTGTAGCGTATCAAGTAGAAGCATCATCAGACGAAGAAATGATTGCTAAGGTCCAACTTGCTCGAATGAAAGAGATTTCAATGGACCGAGAACTAACATTAGAAGAAGCAAAACGAGTTGAGATCTTTACAAAAATCTTAAATACAAAGGGGTCTAGCTCGCCTATCATGCTCCAAACACAAAAAATGGACAGTGAAGACTTGCTTAAAATGTTAGACAATGACACAACCCTCTCCTAAACCAAAAGTTAATAAATCAGCAGCAGTTGCCGAACTCTGGAACAGAGGCGAACTGTCTTGGAAATGTCACGCAGTTCAAAAAGATATGCGTAATGTTTTTTACAATGCAGAAGATAATTCAACAATGGTATGGCTTCTTGCGCGTCAATCTGGTAAGTCAGTAGAACTTGCAATTCTTGCGTTGGAGCAATGTCTCCGCAAGTCTAATTCAATTGTAAAGCTTTTAACAGATACAAAGCTACATGCTCAAAGTATCTTTGATCCTATCTTTAAAATGCTATTAGAAGACTGTCCTGAGCATTTAAAGCCTACATATATTGAGAGTAAGTTCACATATCACTTTGCAAACGGAAGCTCTATACAGCTTGCAGGAAGTGATAATAAACACTACGAACGTCTAAGGGGTCAAAAGTCAGATTTAGTTCTTGTAGATGAGGCTGGCTTTTGTGATAACTTAAAACACATTGTTAAATCTATTCTACTTCCAACTCTTACTCATACTGGTGGTAAAATTGTTCTAGCTTCTACTCCACCTACTGACCCAGACCACGACTTTTATGAGTTTATTGAACAAGCAGAACTAAATAATACTCTTACAAAGAAAACAATTTAC